GGGTTTGCTGGAAACAGGAGTGAATTTGGTTTGAGAACCACCGCTCAAACAAAAAAATTAGGATGTTCTATTTTAAAAAGATTAATTGAAGAAGATAAATTGATATTGAATGATGAGCGTATAATTCAAGAATTGATGACTTTTGTATCAAAATCAAATACATTTAAGGGCGATGACGGCCACAATGACGACATGGTAATGACCTTAGTTTTCTTTGCTTGGCTGTGTCGTCAGGAATATTACGCAGATTTGATTGAATCTGCAAAATTAAATTTTGAAAAACCAAAAAATCCAGAAGAAGATAACACTCTTTTTATGTTGAGTACAGATGAGGATGATGGAAAATTTTCTGATGGTAAAGTTGTTTGGTATCCTGCTTAAATTATAAATATTTTTTGATACAGGATAAAATATGCCCAATTTCAATTTATTTAATAGTTTGAGACAATTGGATACCCCTCTTGCTACTGCATTTGTATCAGGATATATTGCTGAAGGTTTTACCGCATACACAAAACCAACTTTATCGGCATCGGGGTATCCCAGCAATGATCCAGGTGGTCTTTTTGGTTGGTTATTGTGGTCCAGAGCTGACTTACAAGATCCACCAGTTGGAAATACCTACGACACATATATTATTTACAATAATAGAGTTGATTTTTTGCGAGATCTTAATGCCATAGGCAATGATTCATCATATAAAAGTGTTCCATTTAATTTAAATCCGGGTGCTACGTATAGCTTTTTTTATTCTACATCTGGTGATAGAGTAGTTTATCCAAATTATCCGGTTGGATATGATTTCTTGCAAGTTATAAATTTTTTGAGTTGTGGTGGAAAACTTGTTCTTTCTGGAAATACAACTGGTCTTCAAAACTACATGAATGATTATAGTGGTCCAACAAATATATTAAAATTATTAATCGGACAAACTGCCGATTCTGCACGAGCAAAATTTGTAGAATCAAATAATAATTTATTTGGAGTTTTTCCAACTGTTAATAATGGTCTTGGTTATACTGCCGCACCATTTGATACTTTATTTGGAGCAACTTCTTCTGTATTGAATCCAACCCCTACACCAAATACCGCTGGACCAACAGCAGGAAACAGAATAATAAACATTTATGGATCAGCACTTTTTGATGTTATAACAACTCAATGGCAGGCAAGTAGTGCATTATCAACAACTATAAATTGCACTTCAGATTTTGCTGGAGCAATGTTAAGAAGTTCAGCGTTCGTTGGAGGACCATATAGAGGTCCTGCTGGAATAGATTATAGTTCTGAAGTAAATACAAAGTTTAGAGGTATTGTGGATAGCACTAGCACAACTACTGCAGATATTTTAAAGAAAAATAGAGTAAATTATTATACTGCAGCTGCTGGATCAAAATTTTTACCAATAGATTTGGTTGGAGCCACTGCAGCTTTGGGATCCACGTATGCAAATAAAGACAGAATAGGTCCAAATTATCTGGCAGAAACTATAGAAAGAGCATTTTTAGCAACCTTGCAAAATTTTATAAGTAAACAAAACAATGCTCAAACAAGAAGCGATGTTGTAACAGCTTTACAGACCACCCGAGATTCACTTGGTGGTGCAGGAGTTTATATTCAAAACCTTACCATAATATGCGATGGAAGCAACAATACGGATAATTCTGCCACACTCAGAGTTGATGTATCACTAACACCCGTTACTACAACTATACCAAGTGTAGATGTTGCTGGCACACAACTAGTATTCACTATTGAAGGAATGGCCTAACAATAAAGAATTAAAATGACAACACCACAAAATTCCATAGATATATTTAAGGCAAATTTTAATGGTGGAACCAGGGCCAATAGATTTGAAGTTATCTGTGATAATTTTTGGCCTGATAATGTCATTCCAAAACCAACAAATTCTAAGTTTAAAATATATGCAACAAAAATGCCTGCGGCAGATATTGGAACAATAGCCGTTCCATACAGAGGAACATTGTTGTATTTGGCGGGAGATAGGTCTTACGGTTCTTGGACAGTTGAAGTTTATGATGATAATGAGAATAATTCTCTGTGGAAAGGTTTTAATAAATGGAAACATCTAATCGATGGATATGATACCCATTTAGTCGATGAAAATGATTTTGATTATAGTTCTTTGCAAAAAACTTGGTCCTTGAATCAATTGGACATAAATGGAGATATACTCAGAACAATTAAACTAATAGATTGCTGGCCAAGTCAAATTGGCTCATTAAATTTTGATATGGCTTCTTCAGATCAAACTGTGTTTAGTGTGGTTTTGACGTACAATTACTACACAATAGACAAAGGAATTTAAAAATGGGTATAAGCATACAAGATTTTAAGGGTGCATTCAATGGAGGGATGCGTGCAAACAGATTTTCTGTTGAAGGTATTATACCTTTTGGCATTGGTTCATTGAGCAAATTTCATATAAGAGCAACACAAATACGAAATTTGGGCAGCACAACGGTTACGTATGATTATTTTGGAAGAAAAATTAATTATCCAGGAGAATTGCAATTTACTGGATGGAGTGTAATCGTTTTAGACGATCTTGGTGATAATGATCTTTGGAAAAAATTTAATAACTGGCAAAATACAATAAACTCACACGAATCAAATATGTCTTCATTGAATAGTCTTGCATACAAGGCAAATGGTTGGAAGATCAAACACCTTGGATTAAATGGCGAAGAAACAGATGCTGTCAAGGAATTTACTATGCATGGGTGCTGGCCAAAAAGTATAAAAGAAATTTCATTGAATATGACAAATGTAAATGTTTTAAACGCATTTTCCGCAGTATTCATTTATGACAGCATAGAGGTTAATAGCGTTACTTAAATTGTGCTAATTATAATAGGTATTAAACATGGAAATACAAGCTTTTGGGTTTGAATTTGGAAAGAAAAAATCATCAGAAAAAGCGCAAGATGAAATCTTGCAAAAATTTTCTGTTCCAGAAACTTACGATGGTACCGTAACCGTTGAAGCTGGTGGTTATTTTAGTAGTGCAATTGATTTTACCGGAACATTAAAAGACGAAAGCAGTTCTGTAATACAATACAGAAACATGTCTGTATATCCAGAAGTAGATAATGCAATTGAAGAAATTGTAAATGCTTCAATTGTAAAGGGAACAGAAGCCATTCCTGTAAAAATTGATTTGAGGGATGTTCCGATCTCCGAAGCAATAAAAACAAAAATATACAGAGAATTTGATAGAATCGTATTTCTTCTAGACTTTAATCATAAAGCATATGAAATATATCGACGTTGGTACATTGATTCAAAATTATTCTATAACTTGGTTATCGATAAAGATAATCCGCAAGAAGGAATAAAAGAAATTGTACCAATTGATCCCCTAAAGATTAAAAAAGTTAGAAAAGTAAAAAAAGAACCGCAAAAATCACATCAGCAGGTTCTTTCTATAATAAAAGAAATTGAAGAATATTATCTTTATACAGATTCGGACAAGGATTCATATCTTGCAACTGGACCCGCTGGACTTCATTTATCCAAAGATAGCATAGTATATGTTCCCTCCGGTGTAGTGGACATGAACACAAAGCGTGTTCTTGGATACCTACACAAGGCTATACGGCCTTTGAACATGTTGCGTCAGCTAGAGGATGCTTTATTGGTATATCGTGTTGCAAGGGCACCAGAACGCCGCGTATTCTATATTGACGTTGGTCAGCTGCCGAAACAAAAGGCAGAACAATACATGCGAGACATGATGAGTCGTTTCCGCAATAGAATCGTGTATAACCAAAGCACCGGTGAAATTAGAGATGAAAGAAACCATCTTTCAATTCTTGAGGATTACTGGTTACCAAGAAGAGAGGGGTCCCAAGGAACTCAGATTACAACTCTTCCGGGTGGCAATGCGATGTCACAGATTGAAGACGTTGACTATTTCAAGAAAAAGCTTTATAGCTCATTGAACGTCCCTTTGAGCAGACTTGCAGCCGAACAAACGGGATTCAATATGGGACGTTCTCTTGAAATTACAAGAGAAGAAGTAAAGTTTTATAAATTTATAGAACGTCTTAGAAGCCATTTTTCTAAACTTTTTTATGATGCTTTGAGAGTTCAGTTACTTCTTAGGGGAATAGTTACTGACGATGATTGGCATCAATTAAAGCAAAAAATAAAATTTGTATACAATACCGACAATTACTTCTGGGATCTTAAAGAAGCTGAAATTCTTGCTGAAAGAATTAAAATGCTTTCAATAATCGAACCTTACGTAGGAAAGTATTTCTCATCAGAATTTATTCGTAGAAAGATATTGAAGCAAACTGATGATGATATTCAAACAATTGATCAACAGATGAAAGTTGACATAGAAAAAATGAGACAAGAGCAGATGCAACAACTTATGATGCAACAACAAGCCCAAATGGGACAAATGGGTGGAGAAGGTCAACCTCAATGAAAAATATAGAAAATATAATTTTGCGCAATGGAATCAAAACATTAATGGAAGAGGATGATTCTTCTTTTAAGAAAAGTCTGGTAAGATGCTTGTCTCTTAAACTCAATACTGCCATAAAAGATACACAAAACAATTTTACAAAAAGATTGTTTGAAAATAAAAAATCAACAGTTGTTTCTCCTGATATTCAATATTTTGTAAATTTTGTTGAAAACTATGATCCAAAAACAAATAATCGTCTAAAGTTAAAAAATCATTCATACATAAATATTAATGAATCGGAATTAAAAATATTAACCCATCTTTTTGATTCTCTTTCACCAAAAAACAAGGAACTATTGGCTTCAGAAATATTGGAATCTCCGGCTAATATAAGAAAAAACATAGAATTTTATAACAAGGCAAAAATAAAATGAACAACAATATTGAAAATTTAGTAAAAAATGTTATTGAGGAAAATATTGTAAAATTTAAAGAAGATACTTCTAAAGTCATTTATAATAAATTGGGTGAAAGACTCAAAGATGAGTATATTCAAGTTTCAAGAAAACTTTTTAAAAACATCAATGAAGCTGCAATAACTGGAGTTGGCCCGCTAGATTCTCCTCAAGCATTTGAAAATAATTGGTCCGCCGCTGTTCCTCCG